CGTTGACGGATTTCAACTTGACGGTCTAGATATTCTTTCATGATATTTCTCTTTTCGGTTTGATTACGGATATGGATACGCAGGGAGAACTCAACTCAACCTGATGCGGCTCCGCAATCAGCAACATCGCAGCGGCTCCGCTGAACAATGCAGTACTAGAAGATTAGACGGTCTTCTTCAACAATTCAAGGTGCTTCGCCATGATGCCGATGTGGGCTGGCGCAGCCTGTGGTGTTGGTTCTAGTTTGGCAACTGTTTCACGAAGCAACGCTGCGTGATCTGGTGACAATGTTTGACCTGCTTCAAGGTTCGTGATGGCTACAGCAAGCCGATCAGCGTCGATGCCGGTACGGGTAGCAAGCGCATCAAACGAACGAACAGAGGCAGATGTGGCCGAGTAGGCAGGGAAACCTGTGACTACCGAAACTTCATAGAGTTTGATTTGGCGCAGTTCACGATACTGGCCGTCATCAGACCACTTGTCGCCACCTGAAGGAACAGTGAAACCGAATGACATCGAGTCCACGTCTTTGCGTTGCATCAACACGGACAGGTCACGGCCAACAGTGGTGTCAGGCAAACTGGCATCCACGAGCAAACCTTTGGAGTCCTCTGACAGACGCAAAGTCTTTGCGCGTGTTGTAGCGAGAAGCATGCTTGAATCGTGGTTCATATACATGCGGATATTGTTCCGAGACTTTAGGGACTTATTGAACGCACCAGGTGCGATCCGCTCAATAAACGGTAAAGGCTCGGAATCAGAATTGAACACTGCGGCATAACCTGTGAACGACATACCGTCGCCAGACTTGTCTGCTCGCAACTCAAACTCGTTGAACGTGACGCGGCGTGTTTCAACCTGTTCTTCCATGTTTGAAAGACTAACAGGAAATGAACTCAGCATTCTAGAAGATTTGGGGTGAGCCTTCGGAAGCAGATCGTTGTCGCTGATGTAAGCGTCATTCTCTGGTCGACCATTACGCAACAAATACAAGAACGCATTCACACGGGCATACGCCCACTGATCACGAGTCATACCTGGACGATGCGAAGTTGAATACGCTCCAGCACCACGACGGAACACGGTGCGCAACATCCCAACCGTTGCCCGCTTGCCAGGGTTATCCCCAACAGAATCATTGTGTTCATCAGCCTTGTTCTTCAAACCTGTCTCAATCGCCTCAGACAACTCAATCGTGCCACTACCAGCAGGAGCCTTGGCTGAACCTGGAGGATTCTTCTCTGAGCCTATGATCTGATCCTTCTTCGGTGCAGGAGCATCAGCCCGCTCATCTTTGATCTGCTCAGCCTTCGACATAAACCAATTCATTGCAGGCTCAGGATCAAGCGGGTTGATTCCCCACAAATAGAACGCCACAGCACCGGCACCAGGGAACTCATCGTTGTCAGCATCAGAGTTCTTTGGTGCATCCAAATCGACTAGATGTCGCGCACCCCAAGCGTTTGTGCGAATCACCTTGTCTTCTGTGATGTCACCTCTGGCCATGTCACGAGCCTCACGCACCGTGCGCTCAACCAAACCGTCACCAGCTAAGCCTTGACCGTAGTAGTCCAAACCTTTGCGAGCTGCGTTGCGAATGTAGGTTGGCAGATTGAGTGCAACTTGACGCACCTCATCTTCCATCTCTTCTTCCTCTTCTTCATACGGTTGCCAGGCGTTGCAATAGAAACCGCCATCAACATACGCATCCCAACGCTCGCACCAAGCCTTTAGATTGTCGCCCTCACCTTGAACATCATCTTCGTTGTAGAACGCACAGTTTCCACATGCTCGACCTTCAGGGACATCAGGTGACAACGCTGGACGATAGTTGTCTGGCAACGCCCGCTCACCACCAGGTTCCATATCTTCAGCAATTGACACAGCCACCATCTGATCAATCGCATCCTGCTTTGTCGTATGGCAACCAATGACTTCGCCATCATCCTTGATGGTTGCCCAACCTGCGCAGCCCTCCGCTTTGTCTGTAATGAAATAAGGCATCAGACCAACAACAATACTTCAGCATCGTCATCCAAGATACTGAATGTGATCAAACCTGTCGCAGCGATGACCGCACCACCCAGCATGCTCGACCCAACCGCAGACACCAGACGTGGCTTCTTTGGTTCATTGATCTGAATCGGAATCTCTTTGGGCTTCGGTCTAGGCTTCGGTCTCGGCTGCGTGTAGGGCTGATAGCCAACACCGTCATCAACCGGTGGAGGCGCAGGAGGCGAAGCCTGTGCTGTGGCAGTCGCATCCAACCCACCAAGACTGGCAGCAGCGACCACATCTTTCTTGACCTTCGTTGTGGCAGTTGCGTCAAGCCCACCCAAAGTTGCAGATGCAATCACATCCTTGGCAACCTTCGTCGTGGCAGAAGCATCAAGCCCACCCAAACTCGCCACCGCAACAGCAGCCTTCCTCGTCTTGGCCTGCGCAGCCGCAACCAAACCACCCAACGCCGACGAAGCCACCGCCACCTTGACCACAGTTGCAGTGGCCGTACTTGCAAGACCACCAAGAGTCGATGCCGCAGTTGCGACAGTTAGAAACTCACCACCATCCAACACTCGGTCACCGTCAAGAGCTGACGAGTCAAGAATGAACGCGGCACCACCATCAAGGCCGAAGCCTGTGTTGTCAAGTGTGGTTGAGTCGAGTACGAACCGTTGAACGGCCATCACAAACCTACGAGGCGAGCGTCAACGAAGCGGTGAGATTGCCAGCGTCAATCGCATAGGTATCACCAGCATCATACGGGTTCGCAGTAATCGTTCCAGAGAACAAGAAGTTGCCTGTTGTCAAACTATCCCAAGCTGTGAAATGGTTGGCATCCTCAGACCCAGCAATGTTTGTCCAAGTCACATCATCATCAGAAGTCAATACACCAGCAGAAGCCACCCCAAACGACACAGCCTTCCGCGTTGTCTCAGTTGCAGGGTTCGCAGTCCCATTAGCACCAGGATCACCGACATGAAGTTTCACATACACTTGCGCAACAGCGAATGACGTGTTGTTTCCCAAAGCATTCAGCCAAGCGTTGCCAAGATATGCACCAATTCCGTGTGCCATTAGTCTTCAACCCTTTCGGTGATCGTCAAGATACGTCCTTCAGCGTCACGTTCAACGGTGCGCACGGTTGGCCGTGATTCTGGGATGTTGACACGAACCACAGTCTCAGGCACATTGATGATCGGTGCAGGAACATTCACAGCCGGTGGCGTGTAGTTCAGCACCACTTCAGGCATGTTGATATCCATGTTCTGTGACTTCACTTCGTAAGCTGCGGCAGGATCGGTTGGACTGATCTGCGACAAACCTTGCAACAACACTGATGGTACACCAGTGTGATCGATGTCTGGCAAGCCGAGTGCAGCCAATACGGAACTAGGATCGAAGCCTGTTGTGATGAGTCGTTGAGCCATCAAAGTCTTGCGATCCAGTTCAGCCAAGTTCGCAGCAGCGATGTCCACGTTCGCCAAAGGCACACGATACACATCGCCGCCTTCAATCGGTGGCATGTCTTCGATGCGATGGATGTCGTTGATTGACAGGAAGCCCGCTTGGATACCTGTTGAGAATGCGGCATATCGTGTGGCCTGATCGCCACGCAACAGACCGTCAACATTGAACTTCAAGAATGCTCGACCGTTCAGCAACTTCTGGTAGCCGTCCTCAATCTTGGAGATGTATGGCCTGAGAGTGTGGGTGACGAAGTTGATGCCGTTCATTTCTACCGACGCATACGACATCGCCCCAGCCGAGTTGTGTCCAAGCATTGCTGGTGGCACACGGAAGATACGGGCAATCTCTTCAATGGCGAAACGGCGTGACTCAAGGAACTGTGCCGAGTCGTTGTCCACTGTGGTCTTGGTGAACTTTGCGCCACCGAACAGAATGCCTGGTCGATGTGAACGACGCAACCCTCGATGACCTTCCTCAAAGCCATTCACCAAATCTTTCGCCTGCTCACGAGTCAAGTTGCCAGGGAACTCGATGATGCCGGAAGCACTTGAGCCTTGACCGAAGAAACGTGCAGCGAACTCTTCTAACGCTTTCGCCAAACCTAGATTCTCTTTCACCAAGTCAATGCGGGAACGGCCACGCATGTCACCAGGCAAACGCAGCTCAGTGATGTGAATCATGTCTTCAAGTGGGATCACATCACGGTTGTCAAACACAAACTCTGGACGACGTGTCTCACGGTTGCGGGTGCATTCAACCTTCTCAGGGTTCAACACCACCAACGCAGCTACACCTTGATCGTCGCGCACAATACGGGTGAACGAGTTACCGTTCAACAGCAAGGACACCAACACCTGCTGAAAGTGTTCGGTGCGGGTGATACCAGACTCAGGGTTATCCAACCACATTGGTCGTGGGCGGAACGCTTGACGCTCTGCACCGACACGGATGAACGTGTCAACAGGCAAAGTGGAAATGGAATCGGCAATGATTCGCACACACGAATACACAGCCTCGATCTTCAACGAATCTTGCTGGGTGACAACAGTTCCAGAATTGGTTGTCATCGAGAAGCCGTCGCCTAATGCGAACAGCGATTGGAATGAAACTGCGCGTTGCTCACCTCCATTGTTCAAGAGTCGTGACAGCATTACTTCCTCGCCTCTTTCTTCCCGCGCTCAATAGCGAAGGCAAACAATAGAAATACAGACCCGACAAAGATCAGGCCGATAGGGATTGACAACAAGAATATCCCAACTGCGATGAGTGATGCGGCGAAAAGTTCCATCAACAGAATCATGATGCTCCTAGACTACAAAGAAACCAGGCACGGGTGCGACCTCTTCACGACGAGTTGCACGATCAACAGCAATCGCACACGCAATCGCAGCGTCGATCTTTCGCTTCGATTTACCTTTGGACAGTCTCAGACCTGCATCAGTTTGACGAGGCACAGCCGACAACACCTGATCGGTGAACATCGGGTCACCATCATGAGCCAACACCTGACCAACAATCGCCTCATACAACGTGCCAATCGCAGGCACCATACGTTGAGCCGACTGCGGGAACTCGACCATTGGCAAACCATCATCGGCTAGAACTTCAGCTGTGCGTTGGAAGAATGCAGGGTCATAGGCGAACTCGCGCACATTGAAGTTCAGATGCAACTCACGCAGATACGCCTCAACTGCTGCGACATCCATCGCATGCGCATCAGGATGCCAAATCTTTGCTCGCACCACAATCCGACCGTCACGCGGCTGAGCCACAACCACAGCAATCGAGTCATGTTTCAACGCCATGTCAATCCCAACAAACGCAGGCAACTCAGCATCCAACCCCAAATCAGACTGGCATTGCTCCCACCCGCCCATCGGCAACCAGGGAGAATCCTCTTGTCTGACCCATTGGTTCAGCCTGTATCTGCGATACGGGATTTCAGCCGTCTGATTCATGCTGACCTCCATGTCTTCCAAGTCGAGCAAGCCTTCAGCGAGGTTCGGGTTCGCAGCAGCCCAAGCATCACGATCAGAGATATCACAACGCTCCGGCGCTTCCCACCAGAAGAAACCAAACCGCTCATCAGCCTGGTCGCCTGCAATGACCCGCTTGCCATAGTTGTACAGACGGCCACAGATGGTGTCGAAGTCGTAGCCTGCGGTGGTGATGGCAACGATCATCGGGTCTTTCCTTGCACCTGAACCCAACGTGAGCGCATCCCAAAGTTCTGAGTCACGCTGCACATGCAACTCGTCAAAGCACACGAACGACGGGTTGAGTCCTTGCTGAAGTTTGGCATCGCTAGACAACACGCGATAGATCGCACCGGTCGAAGGAACCTCGATCACATCCCGATACACCTTGCACACACCAGACAAAGCAGGCGACTGGGTGACCTGCCACTTGGCTTCGTTGAATACCACTCGTGCTTGCTGACGGTCACCAGCAGCCGAATATACCTCAGCCCCAGGCTCGCCCTCGATCAAAGCATGAAGCCCGCAGAGCGAGCCAAGTAAGGACTTGCCGTTCTTGCGCGCTAATCCAATGAGGCTTCGGCGGTAGCGAAGTAAACCATCAGGGCGGCGTTCATACAAAGAATCCAGAAGGTCAAGTTGCCATTGCGTAAGCAGAAGCGGCTGACCAGCCCGAACACCCTTCGACACATGGAGGAACGTGGCCGCGAAATCGGCAACTTGCGCACCATCAGACCTCGGATACAACTTCGGCGTTGACCACGTCGGACTTCCGTTTGCGATATTGATCAAGTTCATTTGCCACCCTTATCTCTGCCAGACCAAGTCTTGCCCGATCCGACGGTGTGAAACCCAACAACGACATCCAACCCGTGTTCTGAGCATCCATCTGCTCGATCTGCTTCACCGCTGGATGCGTCACGATCTGACCGTTCGGACTCGTGTACCACCTGCGCTCGACCTCGTCTCCCAACCAGGCTTCCAACTCTGCGATCTTGTCGAAGTTGGAACACAACCTGGTCATGAGCGGAGTGTCGTGCAGCTCCGACAGATGACGACGACCAGCCGTCCAATACGTCAACCAATACCTTGACCCAACCTCGCCCAAGCCGACCGGCACCAACGGCACCACCGACGGATCGACCACAGCCAACGCCATGTCTGGCATCGGTTGTGCAGCCAAACCGTTCCGAATGCGTGAACCCTTCAAACGCTTCTGCTCGATTGGTTGCGCTTTGTTCCCGCGACCGACTCCCGTTGATTGTGTGGCCATGCGACCACTCTAGCCAGCACCCCTCCACAGACCATGCGAATCTCGCGC